GTCCGGCGAGTGCGCGAAGGCGCTGGGCGTAAAGAAAATTTAGCCCGTAAATCGTATGGGTGAAAATTTTGGCCCATAAATCGTATGGGGGATTTTGGCTCCATAAACCGAGGGGGGGTCAATTTTTGAACCCGTGAAAACACGAAAATTGCTCGATTTGGCAAGAATTGTGCGTTTCCGCGCAATATTATTGCTTTGCCCTGTTTTCCGGTAAGAGCCGCAACTTGATTGCAACGCCGCTGTAAATCTTGGCGTCAATCCCGCGATTTTATACCTTATATATAGGCGGCCCACGGCCAGCGGTTGGGCTTGCGTTTTTTTTTTGGGGTTCATGTCGTTTTTTGTTTTACATGACCGCTGGCCGTGCTAGGGGTTCATTATTAACAATGATGATTAGGAGTTTATGAAATGACCGACACCTACAAGCGCACATATTTTAACCTTGCCATGCAACAAGACTTGCCTTGGCTTGAGGCCGTTGTTTTGGAAGAGCGCCGCTTTAACGCATTGCGCCCTATTCACTTGGCCCTAATCAAGTTGGCAATCCGCAAGAAAGGCGGTGTAGCATGAACCCGCATAAACTAGCCGCAACCCACGTTGCCTTGCTTTGCATTTACATATTCGCGGCCCTTGTTTTGGACTATGCGATATTCGGTGAGCCGCATTATTAATTTTAACATAGGAGTAAGTGAAAATGACATACGAACAATGGATTGAAACCTATAAACCGATACAAAACCACATAGTTGAACGTGGCGCAATGGACGGCACTATGTTTGAAACATACGGCGATGACGCAAGTTTTGTCGGTGAGAATATTGACCGCAAAACCGTTTGGACATGGATTGATAACAATGACGGCGAGCCAGACTATATTGTAAGCGGTTGCTGGCGGATTAATCGCCTAGGCTATTTTATAACGCAAGTGCCATATCAAGGCGAGCGCGGCGACATAGCCGTCAATTTCGATCAATTTTAATTTTAATATGGGATTTTATAAAATGGCAATCACGACACAAGCAATCGAAACTAAGTTTATTCGCGCTACCAACGTTACCGGCGAGCGTATCAAGGCAACCGCATGGGGTGGAAGCGTCACGGTAGGTTATGACTATGCTTTAGACGGGAAAGGTAACCATAGGGCCGCCGCCGATGCCCTAATCGCTAAAATGGGTTGGCAGGGCACATATGCGCAAGGCGGCAACGCTAAGGGTGACGGCGGTTACTATTTCGTCAACGTGGAAGGGGCGAACACATGAAGCTCTTTCGTAAAATAGATATAGAAGGAAAGTGCCCTTCCGGTTTTTGGCATTACTGGCGAACAACGGAACAAGCCGAAACTTGCAAACAGGCAAAGGAAAAGTTTCTTGCCGCCAATCCAACACTTAATCCCGACAGGGTTCGGGCAAAGTTCGCTAAGTTTTAACATAGGAGTTTTAACAATGACTTATACAAAAGCACCTTGGCACATATGCGAGGTCACTGGCAGGGGATTGCAACTTATTAGGGATGCAAACGGCTATTGCGTTGCCGAGGCGGTCAAGCCCGCGAATAGTAGCGCGGCCTATATTGACCATATTGCAAACGCTCACCTAATCGCCGCCGCGCCGGAAATGTTGGCCGCTTGCGAAGCAATGGCGGCACAACTAGGCGGTGGTAATAACTTCACCCAATGGGAAGAGGCCAAGGCTCAATTGTTGGCCGCAATAGCTAAGGCAAGGGGAGAGGTGGCATGAAAATATATTGGTATCGCGGCGAACTTATAAGCCTCAACTCTAACCCCGCTGGCCTTAAGTGGCAATGCCATTGCAACGGCTCTTTTCTATATGCCGATACATTGAAAGGTATCAAGCAACTGGTAAAGGGGTCGCTCGCATGAAACGTCCGTTTTGGGAAACTCACCTATACACCTATGCCGTTGCTTGTATCGGCAACGGTTCGGGCTTATCGCCTCAAAACTTTGCTGGAATGAGGGCAAAGGCCCTTAAGTATGGCCATACGTTAGGCGAGGTAATGTGCGTTGAACACAACCCTATGCCATACCTTAAGACGGGGAAAGTAGTATGAACGTCAAGGCTTGGCGCTTAGCGCGTAACCTAACGCAAGAAAGGGCCGCCGAACTCTTGGCTATCTGCCCTCGGCATTACCAGCGGGTTGAGGCAGGGCATAGGCCGCTAACCCCAATGTTAGCCCGTCTTTTGGAGTTGAACAAATGAGCAAGAAATGTGGAGTAATATTCACGGACCTAACGCCCGAACAAGCGCAACAAATAAACGCGCTGGCAAGGCAAGTGATGCAAGGGCAAGCCAAGCTTGACGCTTACATCAAACAACAGAACAAGCCTCACCTAGTCGCTAGGCGGTGGCTAAGGATGCAACTAATCCGCCTGTTGAACTAGTCGCTATCACATAGCCGAAACCTACCCCGCCTTTGCGCGGGGTTTTTTTGTGCCTATCGCATAGGCCATTGCCAGCCCTTGCGCTGGCCTTTTGTGTTTATGCATAGGGCAATTTTAAAGCCGTTTGAGGCCATGCCGTTGCGCCTAGCTACTAGGGTAGCAGGGGCTTGCGTTTCGTGCCTGTAGCGGCCCTGTGGCGGTCACTGTGGCCTATGTCCGCAAGGCATGGAAAGTGGGTCCTATCAGCCGGATACGCCGTGCGGGTGATTGGAAGCCCAATTTTTCCGCAGAGAAAGTAATTTCCAAACCTATTGTTGAAATTATGTTGCACAGTTTTGTACTAGACAGTCTGTTGCCCTGATGTCACAATGTGGAAATGAACCCATAAGTCCCGTTTCAAACGGAAATTAAAATGATATTTTCAGGTCAATTTAGGAACCATTGTGACAGCATATCAGCGTAAACCCACTACTGGTGGCGTTATAATCGGATCGTCGTATGACGAAGCGCGTACACGCAAGGTAAATGCCGAAGCAGAAATCGCGGAACTGGAACTTGCCAAGATTCGCGGCACTCTGTGCATGACCAACGATGTGGTGGCGGCTTGGGAAAGCGTCCTTCACGCCTGTAAAGCCAAGTTCTTGGCCCTGCCTACAAAAGTCGCTCCAATTTTAGCCACGGAAACAGATGTTGTTGTGGCGAAGGACCATTTGGAGAATGCAATCCGCGAAGCACTGGCAGAACTGTCCAACTACCAGCCCAGCATTGATCCTGTCCGCACTGGATCGGTGTCAGAAGAGGCTCCAGCCGAAACTGCGGTAGTCGAACAGCCCAAACGCAAGGTCGGACGCCCTAAGAAGGGCCGGACGATAGTCGTATGATTGAACAAGCCACCAGAGAAGCAGCACTGGAGCAAATGGCGAAGGCCATGAAGCAGATGACGCCGCCGCCGCGTATGAGTGTGGCGCAGTGGGCTGACCATGAACGGCGATTGGACTCGCAGAGCAGTTCGGAACCAGGTCGATGGGTGACATCAAGGGCTGAGTACCAGCGTGGCATAATGGATGCTTGCTCTGATCCACTGGTCAAAGAAGTTGTAGTGATGTGCGGTGCGCAGCTTGGTAAGTCTGAGATGCTGCTTAACACCATTGGTTACCATATGGCCCACGATCCAGCGCCAATCCTGATGATGCAGCCAACCGTGGATATGGCGCAAAGTTTCAGTAAGGACCGTGTGACGGCGGGTCTTTTACGCTCAACCCCTTGTCTTCGGGACAAGGTCAAAGACAGTAAGGCTAAAGATGCAAACAACACTACGCTTCATAAAGTTTTTCCCGGTGGCGCTCTTTCTCTTGTTGGCGCTAACTCTCCTAGTTCCCTTGCTTCTCGTCCGATTCGTGTTGTTCTTTGCGATGAAGTTGATCGATACCCTCCTTCTGCTGGTGAGGAAGGCGATCCTATATCTCTTGCCAAACGAAGAGCAGCAACATTCTGGAACAGGAAGATCATTCTAGTATCGACGCCAACCAACAAGGGCGGAAGTCGGATTGAATCGGCTTATACGGAAAGCGACCAGCGCAAGTTCATGGTTCCATGCCATGAGTGCGGCCACAAACAGGTCTTGGCGTGGTCGAACGTGACTTGGACTGGCGACAATCCCAGCACTGGGGCGTATCACTGCGCTGAATGTGGGTCGGTCTGGTCCGATACGGATCGGCATAGGGCTGTTCGCAATGGTGAATGGGTTGCCTTTGCGCCGTTTAATGGCGTGGCAGGATTCCATCTGAACGCACTTTACTCGCCTTGGTCAGTCCTATCCGACGCAATCGAAGAGTTTTTGGCGGCGCGGAAGAACCCAATGCGGCTTAAAACCTTTGTAAACACCTTCCTTGGTGAGACATGGGAAGATGCTGGCGAGGGTGTCGATGATTATGCTGTGGCGCAGCGCAAGGAAGATTACGAAGGCATCCCTGATGAGGTTGTGCTGCTGACGGCTGGAGCCGACGTTCAGGATGACCGCGTCGAAGTCGAGATTGTGGGCTGGGGCGCTGGCGAAGAAAGCTGGCAGATCGATTACCATGTGATTTATGGCGATCCGTCCACCACCCAGCTTTGGCACAAGGTCGATGAAGTCTTGCTGGCGACCTATGAGCATCCCTGTGGTGAGCCAATGTTGGTCCGTGCAACCTGTATCGATACTGGCGGACACCATACACGGGCCGTTTACAACTATGCCAAGACACGCGCCGGACATAGGGTATTTGCCATTAAGGGTGTCGGCGGCGAAGGCAAACCGATTGTCGGGCGTCCGTCGAAGAACAACATCGGCAGGGTTCCGCTGTATCCCATTGGCGTTGATACGGCAAAAGAGGTTCACTACTCGCGCCTGAAGATGGATGAAGCTGGCCCAGGCTATTGTCACTTTCCTGCCAAGCGGGATGATGAGTATTTTAAGCAGCTAACTGCTGAAAAGCAGATGATTAAATACCACAAGGGATTTCCGTCGCGGGTGTGGGTTAAAACCAGAACGCGAAACGAAGCTTTGGACGTTCGAGTGTACGCAATTGCGGCGCTTACTATCCTAAATGTAAATATGGATAGCGTGGC